ATGAACCTGGGGGCCAAGATGACCGCGACCCTGACGGTCAAGTTCACGGGCCTCCTCAACGTCGTGAAGGCGGCCTGACCATGAGCAACGACCTGCGTTCGAAGATCCTCGCCTCGAAGGGGCTCGCCCCCGTCCCGGTTCCGTGCCCCGAGTGGGGGGAGGACGTCGTCGTCTGGATTCACCCGCTGACGGGCGACCAGCGCGACGCGCTGGAAGAGGAGAGCACCGAGCTCGCCGTCGCGGAGGACTTCGCCCCCGGCTCGGGGAAGCGCCGCCTCCACGCGCGCGCGGTCGTGCGCACCGCGCGTGACGGCGAGGGCAAGCCGATCTTCACGCTCGACGACGTCGAGGCGCTCGCGGAGCGCGACGCCCGGCCACTCGACCGCTGCTACCGCGTGGTCGACCGTCTCTCCGCCGTGTCCGAGGAGGAGGTTTCGGGCCTCCTGGGAAAATCCGTCGCGATCCCTGGAGGCGCTTCCTCCACCGGCTCTGCCGCGAACTCGGGGTAGCCGCACCGCGGCTGCTCCTCGAACAGCTCACCTCGAAGGAGGTCTCGGAGTGGGCTGCCTACTTCCGCTCCCTCGATGAGCCTCACGTGCCCGTGCGCCCGCCCCTGCGCGCGAGGCCCGCGGCATCGGCGTCTGAGCTCGGGCTGAGGGTTGCGTGGTAGCTGGGACGGGACGAAGTGACGCCGAGCCCCCCTCCTTCGGGAGGGGGCCCTCTACTGGTCGGACAACGGGCGCGTGATCTGCGCGAAGTGCGCCGGCCAGTCCGCCCTCCACACGGGGCGCGACATCTCGGGCCACAGGGTTGAGCGGATCACCGTCGAGGAGGTCCGAGCCTGGCCCGACGATCTCGGGACGCTGCGGTGCGCGTCGGCATGCGCGGCGCTCTCGCCGATCGCGTGGCCCGACGGGTGGCCCATGGCGAAGGGCGGTGGCGGATGAGCGGGCCGGATTGGCGCCCGACCGGTGACACGCCCGTGACGCAACCGCGGCTACAAAGGGGTGCGCGGGGCGCTCGTGCCCCACTGCCTGACTAGGAGCCCCTCATGATCGTCGGCGTCACTCTCTTCAAGCTGGATGGCAACCCGTACTTTAGCCCGGAGTTCCCCCGGGGCGGACTCGCCGCGCGTTTCGCGGGCTCCGTTTCGCACGTCGCCAACGCGCCGAACCTGACGATCACGGTCGAGACCCGTAACAGCGAGCAGACGCTCTGGACTTTTATCGGGTTCTTCGCCGTCGTGGCAGCCATCGGCCCCATCAGCATCGATCTCACTGGGTGCATGGAGATCGTGCGATTCCAGTACGCATTTGCGCCCGGAGACCCTTGGAACGCGTCGGTTCACATGTTGATGCAGGCCCCGAGTTGGCGGCCGTACTGAGCCACGCAGGGACGCGGCCGTAGGTTCGGTTCGAAGGCGATCCCACGTTCTGGCGACGGAGGCCCTCATGGCAGGACGCAAAATCACAATCAAGCTGTCCAGTACGTGCGATACCCCGACCGTACACCAGCCAATTTACGTTCGACTCTCAAGTGGCGAGGCGTGGATTCCGCCAGACAAGCGTCCGTTGCGTTTTCCGCCCAAGGGAAGCCCCGACGACAAGAATGCTTCTCCCGAGGTCAGCGCCAAGGATGTAGCTCAGGCGCTGCAGACCGCCGTTACGCAGGCTCAGATCGTCGGTGGTGCACGGGTTAGCCAGGTCTCTGCCGTGACAAGGCATGATTGGCGCGACCCAGACACTGGTGCCAAGAAGGGCACCACGGACGTGTTCGCCTTCAGCTTCGTGACGGAAGACGATGAAATCGATTACAGCATTACTGGCGTCAAGTTCTCAAACGGCAAGGAGGTCGCGGAGGGCAGCCAGATCAAAATGTGCGTGCTGGTCGGCGAGGGAGACGAAGAGTTGTTCGTAAAGCCCGTGCCTGCGCAGGTGACCGTGACCCACGCGAATGCAGCGGGCGATCCGCCTTCGCCTGATGATGTAGTTCGTCGCCCCAATCGCAAGCGAGTCCGGCCGAGGAAGCGAGACAAATTTGGTGACGACTTGGAGGGGCCGGAGGACAGGACTCGTACGATGGATTGGTGGGACCGTTTCGGCTCGCAGGGTGCCTACTGGAAACCCGACGACGACGCCCATCACGCGTGGGCGATGCACATGTCCGCATCGCCGACTCTTGAGCCGATCTTCCAGCAACAGGCAAGCAGGGGCCCAGGCAGCATTCGCGTCGAGGCCGGGAGTGGATCCCCCATTTCACCAAGTCAACCAGGGCCGTCAGGCGACTCGGCTCCGTAGTTAGTGTCAGGAGACTTCCTTACCCCGGAGTCGGAGTCACATGGCGTCAGCCTGTAGTGAGGTGTCGGGATGACAGCGCGCGCCGGGGCTCTCGTCGGTGTAGTCGGGGTCGCCGTGCTGCTGAGCGTTTGGCTGCTCGGCCTCCTGAGCCTCGACTCAGCGCACCAAGCGGAGGGCGTTCCAGGCAAGCTGCGCACCTTGGTTGACCAGTTATGCAGTGCCGGATCCGAGGAGAGGGCCCGGGCAAAGCAGAGCCTCATCGAGTATGGACCTGGCGCCGTGGGGGCGCTGGCAGCGGCGCTGGACTCTGACGGCAGCGATGTTTGTAGGGCCAGCATCGCGGAGGTACTGGCAGCGTTCGGGCGCGACGCACTCCCCGCGGCCGGGGCGCTGGTTCGCCGACTGAAGCGGGGCGATTCGAGCGCGTACGCGATGGCGTACGCGCTTGGAGAGTTAGGGGATGCCGGGATCGCGCTCCTCTCCCGCGTCCTCGGCGATTGCGACTCGCCGGTCGCGCTCTTGGCGGCCCTTGGAAGGCTGTCGGACTTCGAAGCGGGGGCTCGTGACGCGATGCCTGCGGTTGTGAAACTAATCAACTCACAAGACTCTCGCGTTCGGGTCGAGGCACTCAGCACTCTTCAGTCAATCGGATCTGTGACCAGAGACGGGCTGCTCTTGATCTTGGCGGCAGCAAAGAAAGGTGGGCCGGAAGAGCGCTCGGCGGCGGCAGGAGCACTATCGAGGCTCTGCGACCAAGGAAACAAGGACTGTATCAGGGTGCTTGTGTCCATGCTCCAATCGGATGAGGAACACTGGGTGCGCGCGGAGGCAGCCAAGGCCCTAGGCGTGCTCGGGACCGGCGCGCAAGGTGTGCGAGAGGCTCTGATGGTCGCAGCGGATGATCCCGATTCGATGGTTCGCACCCAAGCGCGCGAGGCGTTGCCCCTCATCCGCTGATTGTTGTCGAGGTGAGGGCGCCGGGCGCGGGATAGGTTCTTCGAGCACATCGAGATGTCGGACCACATCGTGATGTTATGCCGCCAATTCGCCCCAGCCGTGAGATGACCTGCGCCATGCAGATGATTGCGCGCCAGGGCGAACTGCTCGCCAGGACGCGGGTCTACCGCGCGTTCAAGTCGATCGAGGTCGCGGAGATCCTCGGGGCCGGGGAGGGCATCGCCCCGGACGGCCTGATCCGCCCGTACGTCGACATCGCGGCGGGGCTCGTCGACGCGGACGACTTCCGCGGCGGCATCCTGACCGTGGACGGCGACGCGTTCCCGCGCTTCGTCGTCACGCACTCAAGCACGCGGTTCTGGCTCTCGCCCCCGTCATGGGGTGGCGGGATTCCGCCGCCGCCGGGATCTAGCTACATCGTGAGCCTTTTGGACAAGAACGCAGCATCCGAGCTGTCGGCCCAGGGGGTGGGGCGCGGGTTCTACCTGTTCCCGCCCCAGGACATCTGCGGCTACCCCGGCGCGGCCTCGGGCTACAACCTCAACAACATCTGGCAGCACGGATTCTGTGGGAAGGCGACGGCGCTCACGAAGGGCGAGGACGGCTCGGTCCACACCGAGGAGTACCAGTACAGCGTCCGCGTCCCGAACCAGTTCCAGCGCGATGCAGGCTTTTGCGACATGACCGTGCGCCTCGCGGAGAAGCCCAAGCCCAGCCTCGGGATCCTCAACTTCCTGCCCCCTGCCGGCGGATCGCCGCCCACGTCGTCGTGCGTCCCGGGGAACACGAACAAGCCCTCGCAGATGCCGCTGGTGGACATCGAGATCGAGGTCCCCGTCCGTGAAGACGAGGCCGCGTGGTTCGCCGAGCCTCCGGACGTCAACGGGCGACCGGCGTTTCGCGGTACGGCCTACAGCGACGACCCCACCGTGTGGGACGGTGCGGGCGAGCCCTACGACGACGACTGGCGCTGCACGCAGACCTACATCGTCGATGATCCCGACTTCGTGGACACGGCGCAGGATGCGGGGCTTCGCAAGGCCGCGCAGGCGATCCTCGACGTCAAGAGCCAGAAGCAGTACCTGTTCGAGGTCGGGATCGCGACGCCGTGGAATGCCGCGCCGCCCGATGCGCTGACACCGGCATCGACGTCGCGATGGGCCGGGATGAGCAAGCGCATCACGCTGTCCTCGGCGATTCGCGCCACGCAGTTCGAGGCCGCGACGGACCTCCAGGTCTTTCGGGTCACGTGGGACGTGACGGGGAACCGGACCATCCTCGAGGCGGGCACGGCCAGCGGATGGATGGCGTTCGAGGGAATCGACATCTCGAAGGCCTTCAGCGAGGCGCGCGTCTTGAAGAAGGCCGCGCGGATGATCAAGGACGTCGAGGATTTCCGAAACTGCCTGCTCACGAAGCCCGAGGACCGCATCGGCGGGGTCCAGAAGGGCCCGGTCGACGCGTGCGACGTCAACATCATCAACGAGCAGGTTCGCCGCGTCGTGACCGTCGAGAAGGACGACGCCGACAAGGTGATGAACATCACCCACCAGGCGATGCGGACATGGCTCGACGAGGAGCTCTCGATCGGGCCCCACGCCGACAACCCGGGGGCCAACATCGCCGTCCCCGGGCGCGACGGGATCGCCGCGAGGCAGGCGATCGACGGGCCCGTGCTGCGCTCGCATGCGGATCCCGACATCCCGTTCCAGGGACCGGCCGTCGGGAACAACGGCGATCGCGGACGCTACGGCGGGCAGATCGTGACGGACGCGGTACTCGACGGTCGGCCGCCCCGCGAGCTCTACCGGCGCGGGGGCCTCGCGTTCCGCAAGCGCGAGGACGGGGCCGCAAATCCGGCGGGGGGCCCGGGCGTGGAGTTCTCCCCGGTCGGCCCCGACGGCGCGCCCACGGGTGCGTGGCAGCCCTTCGTGAGCGCGAGGAGCCTGCCCAACCAGCGCGCGCCGCTCGCGATGCTGGCCCATGGCTCGACCCAGCACCAGCTGCTCGAGATGGGGCGCGAGCTCGCCCGGGCGCTCGGCCGCGTCGAGGACGAGGTCACGCAGGCGCTGCTCACCCCCGGCGACGTCGGCACGGGTCACCCCGACGGCGCGCCCGCTGACCTCGGCTCGATGCTGCGCGTGGCGGGCGTCGCGAACCCGTGGCTCCGGCCCGTGCCCGGGTCGTTCGACGATCCCGGGGGGCTCGTGTTCCAGGGGCCGCTCAACGACATGGGCGCCGACGCCGGGCTCCTCTGGCGGGTGCGCACGCCCGAGCTGCTCCTGATGCGGGTTTCGGACGTCGGCCCCGGCGCCGGGACCAACGGCGGGAGCTACGCCTGGGACATCTCGGGCCCGGGGGGCACGACGGAGTTCCTCGCGAGCGCCTCGGTGGTCCATAAGCAGATGGACCCCGTCGCGCTCTCCCCCGACCTACGGCTGCCCGGGAGCGCGTCACCCGTCGCGGCGTCGAACCCCTTCGGCTTCGTCAATGAGGGGATGCTGCTGAACTCCGCGGGGGCGGGGGCGGTCTCGGGCGCGGGAGGACTCCTCCCGATGCCGCCCTACACGCGTGGAACGGTCGGCCTCTGGGCGCTGCTTGCCGAGAACCCCGCCGGACCCCCGCTTCCGCCGAACACGACCTACAACGTCCGCATGGACGTCGCGTGGATGGCGTCGCCGTGGGGGGCGCCTGCCGCTGGGGCACCCGCGAACCTCCCCGTGGCCGACGGCACTGGTCAGGGCACGGCCGTCTACAAGGGCCCGGGCGGAGCCGTGCCGCCGGGGCTTCGCAAGCCGAGCGACCTAGCAGTGTCCCTCGTCTACACGCCGGGCCTCGGCACCGCGCCGATGAACCGCGGGCTCGTGCTGCTCGGGATCGGCGTCGAGATCGCCGTCGTCGAGGGCGGCTACGCGCTCCTCACGCAGGAGGGCCTGGAGGCCTCGGAAGCCTGGCGGACCAACCACGCCCAGCCCGTCGAGCGCCTGGCCGCGCTCGACGTCTGGCGCATGACGGTCACGAAGGAGGCCGCCGAGGAGCTTGAGGCGACCGAGTCGTGGCACCTCGAACTCAACCCCGGCGTCGTCGAGTTCGACGGGCTCGAGGTATCCGAATCCTGGGACCTCCTGCTCATCCCCTGACCGACCTGTCCCGTACAATCCCCCTGTTCTTCGCGCGCCCGACTCCAGCCGGACGAGCGAGAGGAGCCCTCCATGCCCTCTCCCGTCGACTGCTTCCTCGTTGGGTTCGTCATCACGCTTCTCCTCGTCCTCCTGCGGACGCTCCGTTCGCTGCGCCCGCCCGTGCGGCTAGCCGACGGCGGCACGCCGCCCGACGACACGGACTGGGCGGCGTTTGCCCGAGGCGCGCGAGAGGTCGCCGACCGCCCCCGGCGCCCCGGCCTCGAGCGACCCATGGCGGTGCGGGCCGAGTGGGACCTCGAGCTGGTGGGACCGACCGGCGAGGTGAAGGCCCGGCGGCGGTTCAAGAACCTCATCGTGAACGCGGGCCTCAACCGCGCGAAGGACCGGCTCTTCAACCCCGCGACGGTCGCGACGGTGTTCGGCTACGTCGCGATCGGTACGGGCGCCATCGCTGAGACGCCCGTCGACGTGGCGCTCGGGACCGAGGCCGCGCGCGACGCGGTTGCGTACACGACGGGCGGGACGGGGGTCTGTACCGTCGACTTCACGTTCCCGGCCGGCACCGGAACGGGCGCGATCACCGAGGTCGGCCTGTTCGACGACCCGGGCGCGGGGAACATGTTCAACCGCAAGACCTTCCCGGCGATCAACAAGACGGCGGCCGACGCGCTCAAGGCCTCCTGCACGATCACCCTCGTGGCGGCGTGACCTCGTGGCCTACGCGGTCTTCAACGACGGGGCGACCGACGGCCGCGAGCCGTGGGTGGACTACGAGTTCACGGACGTCCCGTTCGTCGAGGTGCTCGATGGGCAGGGGCCCGGGAGGACCGAGCGCGTCGAACTGTTCGCGTGCTCGCGGCGTCTCTACCGCTGGCCCGGGGGCCTCACGGAGCCGCAGCGCGTGGCGTGGGAGGAGTTCCTGCGCGGGCGGGGGATCCAGCGGGACGCGTTCCTGATCGAGGACCCTCGCGACCCCGTGCGCGAGCTCGTGGCGCTGGAACCCGTCGTCGGCGACGGCGCGCGCTTGACGTTTTCGCTGCCCACAGGCGAGGCGAGCCCGGACTACCGCTGGTACCCGAAGCAGGGCACGGTCCTCGGGTACGTGAACGGCCTCGCGGTCGCCGTCTCCAACGTGGACACCGACGCGCGGATGGTCACGTTCGCGGCGGTGCCGGGCGTCGGGGCGACAGTCGCGACGACGTACAGGGGGCTCCGCCTCGTGCGCCTGGCGGATGCGCCGTCGTTCCAGGGCGCTACGAAGCGGTTCGGGCAGTACGAGTTCGCGCTCGATGAGGTCCTGCGGGACTAGGTTGCGAGCGGCGCGGTCGACGCTGTCTGCGTGTGCATCGCGTCGAGCATCCCGACCGCACGGCGGGCTGCCGTCCCGTCCGCGCATTCGGCGTTCCTCAGCGTCGAGATCAGCGTCGTGTGTCCGAGCACGGCCTGCACGGCAGGGAGGTCGAGGCCCAGACGTACGAGGTTGACGGCGTGCAGGTGTCGCAGATCGTGGATGCGCATCCGCGGGTAAACGTCAGGCCTTGGTACCGCGAGCGTCCGTCGCTATCAGCGTGGCGACGACAAGACCGGACCCGAGCGCGACGAGGGCCCACTCATTCGACACCGATAGTTCGCCCAAGCACTTGCATCCCCTCGCACCTCCACCCGCCATCACCCGCTGCAAGGAAACGATGATTCCGCCGAGGAGCGCTCCGACCAGCGTCCAGCCCGCTTTCTCCCGCGTCGCGCGAGCGATGAGCCCGAAGCCTAGGAGAAACTCCAGGGCGGCAGCGGCGATGACCCATACACAATGGCTGTCGCACGGACTCGGCACAGCCGCGAGTTTCATCGCGCCCGCGAGAAAGAGGGCCGCGACGACGAGTCTCGTCCCTATGACTCGCGCCCGACCACTCACTTGCCGTCACCTGCGGTAGTGGAGCGCACAACCTCCAGCTTGCTAACGGTTCCGTCCGACACGAGAACTTCGTACGTCCTCGTCGAGCCGTCCCCCAAATCGATGTGCAGCCGATGCCTCCCCGCCGCGAGCCGAACAAAGGCGTCCCGCGAGCTCGATTCCGACATCGACACCCAAACGTGCGGAATCGCCTTGATTCCGAGTAGCCAGATCGCTCGCAGCCGAGCTGACCCGGCGAGCTTCCCGTTCCGGTACATGGGCGCGTCCACGTACTCAGGCGCGTCAAGCCACTCGTGCGAGATCGAGAACCCGGCTTGGTCAGGTGGCTGTCCAGAGAAGCGAATCTGGGCCCCCTGTGGCGGGCGCATTCGCGCTACGTATTCGTGCGAGTCTGTGTCGATCACGAACGGTTCGCTTAGGCCCACCTCGTCTTCGAGCACACAAACTCCTCCGTCCACCGGAACGTGACTGAAGACCCAGACGTTGCCATCACTACGGACGCCGATCACCTCAGCAGGTTCGACGTTCTGTCCCTGGACGCGGATCTGTGCTCTTTGCGATAGTCCACGAAATGGACGCCGTGTCTCATCGACCTCGATTCGGATCGTTCCCGATTTGGACGTGAACTTCGAGTGGACTCTTGCCACCGCCACTTCCGAGACGGGGAGATCGATTCTCTGCGTAGGGATTGAAACGCCCACCGGCTCGTACCCAGGCAGCGCAAACTGCACAGTAATCAAGTCCGGAGCAGCGCCGCTCGAAAGGATCGGTACGAGTCGGACAATCGCTCCGGGATCGGAGCGATCCAGCGACCTGGCCGCGCTAATAGGATCACAGTACACGGCCGTCGCGTCGCTGACGATCGTCAGCGCCAGTCGGGGATCCGGGATGACCGGGAGCCCATCGCGATCGTCAACGATTCGAAAGGCGATGCGACGGGCACTGAAGAGCGTGAGCGCCATCGCCGCTTCGGATGGCATCGAGAATCGAACTCCTTGGTCCGAGAAATCCGCCGCCTGCAGAACCTGCGATCGTGCGGACGAAGAAAGCGATTGTAGGTGATCCGGCGAACCCGGGAGAGCGAATCGCGTCGGATCCAACACTCGAACGCGCCATGCGCCGGGCGACAGGCGGAGGCGGATCCTCCCGTCGGCCTCCGTCACCCACGGTGACGGATCAACGCTGCCGCTACCAAGACTTGAAAGCAGGTCGATGGCTTCTCCGACGCGTACCACACCCATGGGGACTCCCACTGCGGGAGCCCCAGTCTCATCAACCACGAGTATTTCAGTCGGAAGTCCGGGTGTCAGCCGGACGACAACTGGGCTTGCGGTTAGCTCGGCGACAATTGACGAAGTCACGAATCCCGACGCCCGAACTTCGATGAGAAGCCTCGACCAAGAGCCTTCCGCTCGGTGTAGGTCGGCGCTCCAGGTTCCGGATGAGTCGGTCTTAGCCTCCCCAAAGGACTTCGTTCGGGGCGAACTCCCGGAGTCGTCATTCACCGAGGAAATGAGAAGCAGGGCACCTTGGATCGGCGAGCCATCTTCGACCGAAACGACGATTACCTGAACTCTCGTACCGGCAGCCAGCGCTTCCGGATCCGGGGGCTTTGACTTGGCGCTCCCCATCAGAAAGGGCGCTGGTACGTCCTTCGAGTCACGCGCGGCGGTCTGGACAGGGCGATCGTGTGACGAAGTCGAGCGCGCTGGCGATTCCGGCACCACCTGCGTCGCGATCGGATACGCGACGACGAGCCCGAGAAGAGAGAAAAGCGCTCGACGCGCACCCGCTGAGAGGGTACGCGTCGGGCCACGCCGATCTATCGAGTCGGAATCGCCCACTACTGGCACCGGCACTTGCCGGTCTCGCCAGTAGGCGTCTCCGGGGGGGAGCCGGGCGGCGGTAGTACAGGTGACGTGTCGTACTTGCGGCATTTCAGGGCTCCGGTGCAGTAGCCGAAGCACCCCGCGCCCCGTGTGGTCCCGCTCGTGTTGGTAAACGTAACGGTGTCACACGCCATCCCGTCGGGGGAATCCCAGTGCACATACACAATGTTTCCGAGGGCATCCTTCTTGATGCACCCACACGTCGTCAACGTCACGGTCACCATCCCACCCTGACCGTTCGGGACTTGGGTGGTCTCCCCGGTGTTGACGGGCTTGCACTCGGCACCGACCGGCTGGGGGCAGTTACCGCCGCACGCAATCTCCGTGACGAGTTGGGGCAGGGGATTGCCGGGCAGGATCTTCCAACTGTACGTGTAGGACGTACCCGTGCACGTTGCGCCATTCGCGTGTGAGGACGCGCTGGCGATGCGTGTTGCTCCGAAAAGTGCGACCATTGCACCGACGGAAGTTAGGACCCAGCGCACCCACAACGGGGCGCGGGACTCCGATCGTGCGGCACCTCCGAACGACTTGAATTGCATGGAGGAAACCCTCGAACTCCCGACATCGGTCGGTGCGGGAGAGCCGACGATGCTGGCGACATGACAGCGGACGGCGCCGCTCTCCGCACTGAAAGGTAGCAGGTTCATTCTTGAAGTCAACTAGAGACTTCTCGTCCCCACAAGGACTTACGACGTGCAAGGACGTACGATGCTGGCGAGAGTCCGTCCGCTGGGTGTCTGGTACCGCTGGGTGTCTGGGATGAGGCCCGCGGGCCATCGTCCCGGCGGGGCCTTGGGGAACCGACCGACCGGTCTACTGGGCGAGGAGGCTCGAGGCGTTGGTCATGGCCCCCTCGATGACGTGGGCGTACCGGGATCTTCAGTCCCACCCAGCCGCCCATCTTGGCGACCACGTTGAGGGGGCCCCCCGGGCGATCAGTTCCGAGGCGAACCCGTGCCGAAGGGCGTGGAACGGTCGGTAGGGGATCTTCGCTGCCTAGCACAGGACCCGAAACTGTCGGGTGGCGTTCGGCCCGTCTCGACGGTCCGTCCCCTGGTCTTCCGAAACTTGAATAGGGCGTCGTGCAGGAAGGGGCCCATCGGGATCCGGTGGGAGAGCCCCACCTCGTTCCGGTGGACGATGATCGTGCGCCCATCTGTCAGCGCTGGCTGGTTTCCGCGTGATTCCGATGATCTGCGTGGCCCCCCGGGCCGGGTCTGGTTCCAGGAGGCAGGAACAACTGTATCTGGTTCCCTCCGAAGGGGTTACGAACGACTACGCCAAACGTCCAGGGGACCGCGGTGCCTGCCAGGGCGCCAGGCGGTCCGCGGAATGGCCGTCGGATCCAGGCGGAGCGTCGCCGTCGGCAACAGAAGGGATCGCTATGCCCCGCCGACCGCGGCCGCTACCGCATCCGCGGCCTGGCGCAGCCGCCCGCCGTCGGTGTGCAGGTACCGCAGGGTGACCACGCTCCCCGGCCGGTGGCCGAGGATCCGCCCGATCGTGGCCACGTCCGTCCCGGCCGCCGCCAGGAGCGTGGCCGCCGTGTGGCGGAGCTGGTGCCAGCCGCTGTGGGGGACCTCGGCCCGGTCCATGAGGCGGTGGAGCGCGTGGTAGAGGGACGAGTCGTCGTCGGGGATCCCGCGGCAGACCCGGCCCGACCGCTGGCGGTGGCGCTCCAGGACGTCCTTGAGCGGGGCCGAGATCGGGAGGCGGAGCCGCGTCCCCGTCTTGTGGCGGGGCCGGGCGATCAGGCCGGCGTCGAGGTCGACCTCCTTCCAGGTGATCGCGCGGAGGTCGGCGCGGGAGAGGCCCGCGAAGAGCGCCAGCGCGACGGGGACCTCGAGGTAGTGGCCCCGCGCGGCGTCGAGCAGGCGGCGGCACTGCTCGGCCGAGAGCGCCTCGCGGTGCTCGAGCGGGCGTGCGCGGGGCGGCTTGAAGTCGCCGACGAAGTCTCCGCACGCGTAGCCGACCGCGACGCACCACGCGATGAAGCGGCGGTAGACGCCGAGCGCCCCGCGGACCCGGGACGTGCCCCACTCGCGGTCGGCGAGCAGCCCCTCCAGCATGGCGCGGGACCACTTCGTCATGGGGCGGTCGGTCCACTCGGCCAAGAGCGGCTGGAACTTGTCCTCGGCGTGGTCGACCGTGCCCTGGCGGCGGCCCGAGACCTTGAGGTGCTTGAGGAACGCGTCGACCGCCTTCTTCGGGGTCGTGACGGCCGGCGCCCCACGCCGGAGGCCGCCGCGCCCTGCGCGCTCGGCCGCGAGTTGGAACTCGGCTTCCTTCTCCGTGACGGGACCGAGCGAACGGGAGCGTACGACGCCGTCGCGGCCGCCCTCCCGCCACTCGATGGCCCAGGTCGTGACGCCGGAAGACCGTTCGATGCGAGAGCGAAGCCAGGCCACGGGAAGACCTCCGTTGGACGCCCGAAACCTACCTCGGGCCTCCGACGGGAAATGCCTCAACTCATGCTGCTACATGGGGTTACGAGCCCGTTTCGAGATCCGGCGTCGAACGGGCGCGGATCGGGCGTCGATCGGGAGAATTGACTTGCGTGTCGCAGTGCGCGCGCCCGCCGCCGCGGTTCCTCTCGGCCGTCGGAACATGCACGTGACGGGCGTGCTCGCCGTGCGGAAGCCGAGCGCCGCGTAGAACCCGCGTGACGCGCCGAGCGCCTTCACGTAGATCGGCGCCGAGGGGAACGCCTGCTCGACGGCGTGCATCATGGCGGTCCCGACGCCTCGCCGCTGGAACGCCGGATGGACCACGAACTCTCCGAACATCGTCGTGAGGCAGCGGTCCGAGAACACCGACGCGTACCCCACGAGCAGCCCCGTCCGTGTGCGGGCGCAGATCCTGGCCGTGTAGGCCGCGATCGACGAACGGAGCGTCTTGAGCGCGTGCTGGCCCCAGCCGAGCGCGACGAAGAGCGCGTTGAGCTCCGACGCCTCGGGGCGCGCGATCGTGACGACGACCGCGGCGCGAGGGGTTCGAGAGCGCCGCTGCGGCAAGGGGCATGACCTCCGGTGCGTGGCCCGACGCTACCCCGGGGCGGTGACAGCCGTAACGCGCTGGAACCACGGCGCTTGCGCGTGCCGTGACCCCCGGTGTGCCCCCTCCCGTACCGGCACCTACGGGGCGTCCTCGCGGCCTGCGTCGCGGAAACGGGCGTCGATCCGGCGTGGAACGGGCGTGGATCGGGGAGGTTGTCTCGTCCGTACCAGCACATGTGCTGGGACGGACCGCTCCCTACGTCCGCGGCGCGAAAACGCGCGAAAACGGGAAACGCCGTAAACCACGCCCCAATGGGGGTTTACGTGCGA